ATCTTGAGAAGTTACTGCTCTATACTGAGAAGCATATATCTTAGGTGCATACTTTTTGATTGAATTGATATCTTCAATCAAATCTCCATTATCTGCTTTTTCGACAGTAGTTATTTTTGGTATTACTGATGTTACAACTCTATTTTCATTATCTTTTAAAACTCCAGAAAAACTAAAACTTTGAACTCCATTTCCTTTTGATCCACCACTTATAATATAAGTACATTCAATTTTATTTTGGTTTAAAAGTTTTTTTCCAAATTTTCCATCTCCAAACACTAATTCATATTTTTCATCAGAAACTTCATACAAGTAGAAAATTTCACTTGAACTAGTTGTTTTGAATATATTTGATACTGGAAAATATTGTCTATAACTTGTAGTTTGATTATTTAAATGAACCCTTACTCTTAATGTACTTGTGTCTACAAAAGAATTTGGTAAAATATATCTCTGTTCCTTTTGTTCTAAATTAACAATGAAATTTGTTTGAATAAAGGATCCTTCAAAAATTTCTACATTATCAAAAAATGCAATTCCATTATTTACTGGAACTGTTATATCTTGTGGAATACAAAATGTAACATTACTATTATTTGAAGTTCCAGTTGCAACTAATCCAGATTTAAGTGTCAATGATACTGCATCTGTATTTGAACCTAAGTTGACACTAAAATCAATTGTTGCTTTTGCAGATCTTCTAGATCTTGGAATATATCCTATATTTCTTGCTAATGAAACTACATTCTCTCTAACTGTTGCATTTTCTAAAAACGACTCATTCGCCACCATATTGGCGTTATATGAGTTAATATAAGTATTGTATGCTAAGATATCTACAAGAACTGAAAGATTTGATCCTTCGAAATCAAAATCTGTGAACTTCCCATTTGATCTGAGATAGTTCTTAATACTCAGTTTGATCTGATCGAAATCTAAGTTTGTATACTGAGTAAATGCCATTATGCTTTAGTTGATTTTAGAATGAAATTTAAGTTCTGAGGAAATACTTCTGTGCCAATAATATTGTAAATGATTTCAACTTTACATTCATTAGTTTCATTGTCAAAAATAGAATTTACAGATATTACTTTAATTCTTGGTTCATAATTTTCTAATGCTAATTTAATAGTACTTTCAATATTTAATTCAGTTATAGGATCTGCAAGTTCAAATAATGAATCTCTAATTTTAGATCCTATAGATGGATTAAAAAATCTCTCTCCATTTTTAGTAAAAACTAAATTCAGAATAGATTTTTTAATCGCATCTTCATTTTTAATCAATAAAACATCATTTGAGACAGGATTTCTCAGGAAAGATAAACTTATATCTACAAATTTTCGATCCTGTCTCTGCAAAACCATTAGAAATTATGATAATCCTATCAATATTTATAGGGTTTACATAGTAATTTTTCCATATGTAGGTTCAGTTCCATATTCCCAATCATCATAATCTTCATCATTGCGAATTTTTTCATGTAACTCACTTTGTTTTGATAAATTATGACGATTTTTAACTAGATCTTGATGTAATGTTTCAATAAGAATTTCTTTTTCTTCCATTTTTAGCTCCTGATTAGTAAAATCAGAACTTTTTAAGGGGTTGCTATCCCTTTATCAATGAAAAATCCTTTTCTTCTATAGTCTGAATCGGAAATAAACTTATAATGAATTGGCCCTTCAATTTTTTCGTCTTTCCAAACAGGAATTGCAACTGAATTTCCATAACGAAAGTCGGGATTCCTTCGAAAATGAACCTCTATTAATTTATCTCCAATAAATTCACAGTTAATCCACTCATAATCACCTACCAAATCATTCAAAACTTCAGGAAATTTAAATTCCAAGTCAATCTTTTCCCATTTTTTCCATTTATACAATTCATTTTCATCGTCTCTTTCTCCTAGAACAACTAATTTTGATTGTTTGTTCTGAAAATCCACACTAATATGATCACCCTCAAACCTTTCACACCAAAATTCAGCAGGATGAAGTCGATCTGTATATTTATTAATCCATTCTATACGAGCATAACGTCCCATACCAAGTAAATTGATAGATGGACGAACAATATAAAAGTCGGGTTTGGGGACTGTGGTGCCAACTGGCCCACAATTATAACCCAAAACCCGACTTAAATTTAATTTATTGTATACCCAGATATCTTTTTGATGAATATGATCCCACTCATCGTTACTATCTAGGAAATACATACTTAACTTCCCTGTCCTCGATACTTCTTGCGAGCGCCATTACGACTACTCGCTGCATATTTAGTATTTGATCCTCGTCCTTGACGAGTGAGTTTGGGTTTGCCTGGAACGTATCCAGTTTTATTCATTGGAGACTTTGCTTTTGCCATAATTTATACCTCAAATTACACGAGTTTTTTCATGCCCCACACGAATCAGTGGGTTACACCAAATTTCATAACCTTTCTCTTTTGCATCTAGACAGAATGAAACGTCTTCACCACAGAAGTCTTGAACTTCACCAGATTCAAATACCTGCAGTTTAGGCCCAAACCAAGGATACTCAAGAGATTCAAATACACCATTCTTAATCAGAACCCAACCAAATCCAGTATAATCAACTGTAAATGGTTTCTTACGACGAGACATGGTTTCACCAGTTTCATGATTCATGACTCCACCATTCTTAGCGAAATCATCTTCTTCCAACCAGTGTGCAACTGAAGTAGTTTGTCCATCTTCAGTCATATACCAACCAGCTGCAATATCTTTATCCATTGCAACAAGACGATAGAATGATTCAGTACTAAACACGATATCACTATCAATCCAAAGTTGATAATCATATTGTAGTTTACCATCCCAAGGAATTTGATTCTTACCACGGAGAACATTTGCACCTAATACTTTACAACGTGCAAAGTTCACCATCGAACTATAATCTTGAGAAATTTGAATACTCATTCCATTTTGAACCAAGTCAAAACAAAGTTGAACAAAGTTCTTTAAAAATGTATATGAACATCCCCGTCCTGGAAGACAAAAGACAACGCTCTTTCCTTTTGCCAATTCCATTGCTGCTTGTAGATCAAAGTCATCAATTGATCCAGAAACAACAGGAGTATTTGCTTTTACAGTAAATCCTTTAGCCATAAAATCCTCAATGGTTTATAAACAATCATACCACATGTCTATTTATTTGTATAGTTTTGAGTGAGATACGACGGCTGCGGTGCTGGAGAACTATAAGAATTTGGAGATTTATTCACAACCGCACAAACAAGAGCAAATAAAAGCCAAAAACTTGCACATAATAATCCAAAGATTCTTCCACTGTTTTGTAGAACCAAACCAGTTAACAAAAGTTTCAAAAAAGACATGTGTGGTTTTGTGTGATCTTCTGTATTCTATCAGAGATTTTCACCTTTGTCACTAGTTTTTATAAATAGTTTTAAAAGTAATTACTCCAATGAACTCACAAGAAATTCGTGCCCTTCAAGAAGCATATAATCAAGTCCATCAAGTTGATGAAAATTTACTTAGATCTTTAGATACAGGTGCTAGAAATTTGGCGGGTGCAGTTGGTGGAAATATTGGAGCAAGAGAAGGAAGAGAAAAAATGGGAAATCTTCCAGTACTTGGGGATATTGGAGCAAGACAAGGAAGAACTCAAGGGACCCAACGAGGTCAGCAAATGTATGATAAAGCAAAAGAAACTGTTGGTGGTTTATTGAAGCAAGATTATGAATATGATATGTTTGATGTAATCCTTGAGTACCTAGTTGCCGAAGGTTATGCTGATACTAATGAGAGTGCATTAGTCATTATGGCGAATATGAGTGAAGATTGGAGAGAAAGTATTTGTGAAAGTTTATTAGATACAGTAGCAAGTGGTGCGGGTTCGGTAGTTGGAACTGTTCAACGTGCTGCTAGAGAAGTTCCAAAATACGTGCAACAAAAAGTAAATAATGTTGCTGGAACTTATGAATATGCGCGTCAAAGAGCAGACGCAAATGCTCCTTCAGGAGCAAAAATGAGTGTTCCTACTAAACCATCCACACCAAGAAGCAGAGAGTTTTCTCACGGTGGTAAATCAGGTATGACAAATCCTGGTCCAAACTTCGGACGTTAATACTATTCACAAACTATAAAACCCCTGGGAGATTTTTCTACCAGGGGGATTTTTTTTGGGGCAAATTTTTTCAATTAACGTTTTATATCTCTCTCGATCTTAAAGTTTTGTAGGTTAGGGTAGTTAGCGCTTTTTATATCACCGCCGCAAAATATAACAAACCGCCAACCCCATATAACTGCTGCTCACCCCTTATAAGCACCCAGAACGAAACACGAACTGGGTGCTCTTAAGTATAGCCTACTCTATACCTGATCCATCATACTCAGCACTGGCATCCTCATACCAATCAAGCTCCTTATCATCCTCACTTATAATATCATCAATCCAGTCAGTGTTCACAGTGTCAGTATAGCTCATGATTAGATCTTTGTTCCTGGAACTGCTAGTGTGGACGAATGAATGAATGCACCATAAGGCTGTTCCCGTCCCCAACAATTGTAGTTCTTACGAGACTTCTTAGGAGCTAACCGTGTGTATGTCACCTCACCACGAATGTCGGCAAGAGTGATATCCAAGGACGAAGACTTAGCCAGTTCAGTGATGCTCATGTGTTTAAGAGTAGGAGTGAATCAGAATTGAATAAACTCTAGATCATTAGACTGTACAACAGTAGGTTGTTCCTCATGAGACACGAAACTATCAAGAATACTCAGAAGTTCATTGCCATTGTTACCCTTACTCAACAAAGAGATGTAGAGATCTTTAGTCATAATTAAAAGAGAAAAGTGTGTGGGTAAAAGTGTAAGAAATTAGAACTCAATCTTCGAGGAAGCATTCAACTTCACCAGACTCAATGTCATCAAGAATCTGGAGAAGTTCGTTACCATTGGTAGCAAACTGATCGAGAACTTGAATGAAAAAGTCTTTACGAGTTTGGATCATGATGTAAAAAAAAGGGAAGATTGAGTGTCTTTAGAGCGCATCTCATTCTCATGAAAAACTTAAGCTAGACGCATGGAGGAGAAGAAAGGAACAGTTGCAATACCGTTGCCAGTCTTAAGATTAACGAACCAAGTCCACTGCTTTTGGAAGACACTTTCACCAGGCAATCCATGTCCCTGAAGAATAGCATTCAGACGGGATTTGGTGGTATTAGATTGGAACCCACCATCAAACAACCTCACAAAGTTATCACCAACCTGAGCAATCATATTGCCGTGAAGGAATACAAAACTCACACCGTCGCAGAAGTGAACTTCGGTATTGTCGCACTTCCAATCAACCTTGTTGGTGATGGCAGCATTCATTTGGGATTCGATCTTACGCATGAGGTGCTCCGTTTGGTTGACTTCTTAAGAATACCCGATCTTGGTGCGTCCGGCGAGAATAGTGGACGGTTTACAAAGTGTCCTTGGCTACCCCCTGGCGTCCCCGGCAATGTGGTAGGAATCTCCCTTAGGTATCATACCATAAAATATAAAAAATTGCAAGTATTTGTCATGAGTTTCTGATGTTCTGGGTGTGGGGGTTGGGGGAGTTTTGGGGGGGGGATTGCCAACTGGGAACTTATGTCTTATGATGCACACTAAGACAACAAGAACCAGAAGGCTTTAATAATCAGAGTATCAAATAAGAAAACAGTGCATAATAATACATTCCATACATCTTTCTCAATGATGTTTTTTTAACCATTTCATAAACTATACTTTTTCCACAGCTTTTTCCGCAACTTAACAATAAGCTGTGGAAAACTAACTAAATTGATTCATAATGAGGAAGAAAGTTCCATTCATAGGTTGTATCAAGTGAATCAATACCATCTACAATAAACTCATCATGTAATGCGTCTGCTGTAGCGTAATCTTCAATATTGACAAAGTGTTGTAATCTTTCAAGAAATGTTTCGAGTAACAAATCCAATGAAGTTGTTTGATCTTGAGTCATTTGATGATAGAGACTTCAGTGATGTTTGAATTAGACTTAAGTAGACGATTAAGTAACTTCTTTCTATTAGAGTTCTTTGATAGATCTAGATTGATGTGAATAGGAACTTCTTCTGAAACTTTATCCTCATAAGAGAACTTAACGTAAACAGTTGATGTCATTTAATCTCTTGGTATTGAATAGAATTAACACACCAACCAGTTCGATCACTAATTACGTCCACAAGTTCATCCTCTTCGATTACATCATGGATTTGTCCGATGTATAATCTTTGTAGTTGATCTTGTAAAAATTCAGTGTCAATGTACTCACCACAATCATCGGTAAGATCAAACTCAATATCAGTGATTTGGAGTTTCATAGTGTTGTTGATAATCAAAGAAATTCAGCAATATAATAATCTACTGTAATCTCCAATTCTGCTGCTTTTGTTTCTAAGTCCATATCATATTCATCATCAATATGATCACAAAATAGATCCAGTGAAGATTCAGTCATTTTGTTTGGAAAAGTGTTGCGATTTTGAAATACGCATTGTCTACATTTTCGTCATCAACATCAACACACTGACGATATTCAGAAAGTGCATCATAGATTGCATCAACCTTCCACCTTTCATTCAGTTGTTCAACCAATGCTTCAGTGTAAAAAAGTGTTTTTGTCATTTGTAATCAGAAGTGTGTGGTTGAATCGTCTACAATAGAGATGTAATGAAGTGATTTTTCAAAGGCAACTAATTGCATTTCACGATCATCCTGATAATCATTGTAGAACTCATAACAATACTTGATGCGATTCTCAACTTGTGCAAGATGTTTTTGAAGATCATTGTGGCGTTTGTTATAAGCAAACATTTCTCGATCCTCAAT